GAGTCTATAGGCGAAACTGTTAGTTCAGTTAACTTTATTGATGTTATTTCAAATCCATATCTATCTCTAGCTTAAAATGAAAATAACATCTAAAAATTTATTTAAACAACTTTTAGACAAAGACAAATCTTTGGATGAAAGAGAGAGAATGTTAAATCGCAAATCTATGAAATTATCCGCAAATAAACTCATGGAACAACCAAAGTCAGAGGCGGTTAATGCTAAAGAATTCTTTAAGATGGGATTCATATATGGAATTCAAGTTTCTAGATACTCTGCAAATCAAAATAATGAAAGAAGAGATGGCCCTAAAGGATTTAATAGATTAATATCTGGAGTTGCTGATTATTTTACCGCTGATCTTTTTGATTTTGATAAAAGAGGTGGTTTAATTGGTGGTTTATGGGGAGGTAATCGAAGAGTAGAGGGTGGCCCAGTGGTAAAAGGTGAAACATACCTTGTTGGTGAAAAGGGGCCTGAATATGTTACACCAACCGAAAATGCATATGTAAGTCCAAACGAAGTTGTTGCTAATGTTCCACCTAACTTAAATAAAAGTAGTGTAAGGACTTTAATTCAACCTATGGTTAAGACGCAGATTGTAACAAAAAAAGTGGTTCAACCCATTCCAGTGGCTTCTAAGTCAACAACTGTAAAAACCATGACAGTTGATAAATTACCATCATCAATCGCTAAAATGATATCATAATGGAAAATAAATATTTTATTAAAGAATGTACTTTAATCCCAACTGAGGGATCATCTCTATCTGAACCTTTTGAGATATCGGGAGGTAATCCCACGATCACTTATTTTGAGAGTGTAAAAAGTCCATCAATATCAATGACAATTACTTTTTTTGATGTTGATCAATTAATTAGTCGTGAGGGTATAACTGGTGGCGAATATGTTGCGTTAAGAGTGACAACTGGAAATGAGAGTCAAAAAGATTTTGAAATAGATCCTGACAAACATTTTATGATATTAAATTCTGTTAAAGATGTAAAGACTAGTGGTAATTCACAATTAGCAACTTTAGAATTTATTTCAGTTGAATCAATGATTAATGAAACATCAAGGTTAAATCAAAGATTTACTGGAAATATTTCTGATATTGTTCTTAGAATACTAAAGGATGACAGAAAAGGTGTTCAGACTTCCAAGAATATTGAGGGAATTAACGATGATAGAGCTACCAATTCATATACCTTTGTGGGTAATTTAAAAAGACCATTTGATACAATTCAGTGGTTATGTCCTAAAGCACAATCAGGAAATAAAAATTTTGGTTTTTTATTTTTTGAGACGTTAGATGGATATGTATTTCGATCAATTGAAAAATTATTAGAGGAAAATGCGATTGTTTATAGAAAACCAGAAATTCCTACGGAGGATGATTTTAGAATTGCTGAAAATAATTTAAATCAAACTAATGATATTGGAATTAACTTAAGAATGGGAATGTATGCAAATAAGACTATATACGTTGATATTGAAAATCAAGTGACCAAAATAGTTGATTATAAAATATCTGAAATGGATTTAAAGAAACCACCTGTATTACCAAATGGATTAGAAAATTTTCCAACAAGGTTAATGTTGAGGGTAACAGATCCTGGCGCCATGCAAGTTGGTGCTACGAAGGATGACACACAACCAGAATCAGAGCTTGCCGTTTATCAAAATAAGTCTTATGCTAGGAATAATTTACTATTCTCTCAATCTTTGAGTATCGTTATTCCTTTTAATCCTGACTTAAGAGCTGGTTACATGATTGATGTCAAATTACCTCTTAGAAAAAGTGAAGATGAAAAATCCACAACTTATGGTACGGATAAAGATAATGATATTAGTGGAAAATATATGATATCTGAATTAAAACATACATTATCAAATTTAGAGGGTAGTAAGGCCACAACTCGATTAACTTTAATTCGTGATGTGTTCACCGCTTAAATAAAAGAAACAGGAGAATCAAATGAAATCAATCGAAGATCATATCGAAAAGGATAAACAAATCCTTGACGATCCACAAGCAAACCCTGCAGCACGCAGACATGCAAAAGAAGAATTGCATGATCTAGAAGAGTATGCAGAACATCATAAAGATGAGATTAAGGCAGGAGATCACCACGATCCGAATGCTCTAGAAATATTCTGTGACTTACATCCAGACGAACCAGAATGTCTAGTATATGACGACTAATTAAATGTATCAACCAGCAACTAATTTTTGGGGAAAAGATCCGATGAGATGGTGGATTGGTCAAGTGACCGATCCAGATAAAGGGAAGTGGAAAGATTCTTTAGAGGTGACTAGAGCTAAGGACAAAAAAGATATCTATCAATTTAGATGTCGTGTCCGTATTGTTGGTTATCATGGAAATGACACTGATTTAAAAGATGAAGAGTTACCTCTAGCACATGTTCTTCTACCATCAAACGTCTCAACAACTGGTGGCCAAGGAGAAACAATGCAATATCAAGGTGGAGAAGTTGTAGTTGGATTCTTCATGGATGGTGATGACGCACAACAACCTGTAATTTTTGGAACTTTATACAAACAAAACTTTATTGAAGATGGAATAAAAAAATCTGAATTTTACTCAACTGGACAAACTGATTTTATACCTTTCACTTCACCAAAAGCTGATCTTGGTAAACATAAGGCTCATGCAGACATGACCCCTAATTCGCCTGGCCCAAAAATTGTGATGTCTGATAATCAGGGAACAAAGGAAACAGTTTCTAAACTAGAACAGACTTCAAGAGAAGATAGAACTGTCGATAGTTTTAGTCCGTGTGAGGAGAATGAAATATCAAACATAAGTAATTCAATTAAAGATTTTACTCGTAAAATACAGACACTTAAACAATTAAATGATCAAGCTACATTTATAAATCCAGCTATCGGATCTATCGTTGATATCAATAGTGAAGTTCAATTGGCAACGAATAGAATTCATAAGTCAATGAAAAAATTGGTTCGTCGTGGTAGATCTTGGGTAATAAGTGAGACGATGGATAAGTTTAACAAAACATTAGAAGAAAAAACAGATATATTTAATCAAGCTCCAGCACAATTAGCACAGAAGAATCTACAGAATACTATTTTTTGTAATTTTGAAAAGATAATAGATCAATTAAAAGATTATCTTTCTAAGAGTCTTGAAAATATGATTGGACAAGTTTTAGATGTTCCCATTTGTGGTGTGGAAAACTTTATGAGTGATATGTTTGGACAACTTAATAATATCATTGATACTAATCTTGGAGGTTTGTTTACTCAATTAAATAATATACAAGGTGGTGGAATCGCTTTACCTAGTGAAACTTTTTCAAAAGCAATTAAATTTGCAAACATAATCACCAACGTCTTAGATTGTGATAACTTAGACTGTGCTAAACCGATGACATTTTCCAGTAAAAATGGAATCTCAGAGTCGATTGAAGATAATTTTAGTGAAATTATTGCAAAGGCTGGTTTAAAATCAAAACTCGATTCATTCGTTGACACAGTGGATGGTATGATTGAAGCAGATCCAAGTGCTCCAAATTGTGATACTAACGTTCTTAAATGTGGGCCACCTAGAGTTGATTTCCTTGGTGGAGGTGGTCAAGGTGCAAGTGGAAGTTCAATTGTAAACGCTCTTGGTAATATCATTGGTGTTGCAATTAATGGGCCAGGATTCGGATTCAAACAACCACCAATACTTTCATTCTATGATAGTTGCAATAAAGGTTTTGGCGCTGGAGGATATCCAGTTATGGGTGAGGTGACTGATCCAAATGGAAATAAATCTCTTGGAGTCATAGGTGTTGTTATAACTAGCCCTGGCCAAGATTATCTTCCAAACACCACAGAAACTGACTTAGATGGAAATGTTAAAGATGTTGTTCCAGATCCAAATGCAAATTATGATGGAGAGACATCTTACGTTACAGAGTTAGATGGAGTCGTTGTGCAAAACACAGGATTCGGTTATAATGACAATGATACTATCACTGTTGAGAATGGATCAATAACAGGCACTGATGTAACAGGTGCTGATATTCAATCTATAAACCCTGGCCAAGCAGAGGTCAATTTAAAAGTAGAAGATGGATTCATTATTGGTGCAGAAGTTGTTAATGGTGGGTTTGGATTCACAGACCTTCCAGATTTAACGATAAATAGTGACACTGGAGTTGGCGCTAGACTATTACCTGTTTTGAAATTCACTAAAGTTGATGATGCAAAACAATCTGCTGATTCACCTCAAATAGATCAAGATGCAGTTGTTACTGTAATCAGTTGTATTCAAAAGTAAATGACAAAAGGAACTAAAGACGGCCAAAATGTAGAGAGAATTGTTAAGAAAAGATACGCTTTTAATAGCGGTCAAGATTCTATACATGGATCTACTCTATTTCAAGCTGAAACACAAGAGTCTCAATCCTTTGGATTTTATGGGTCTACAGGACAAGGTGCCTCTGAAGGAGGTGGGCCTGGAACTGGTAAGGCAGTTTTATATACGCCAGGAATGTCACAGGAAATTCTTGGTCAAGGTTTAAAAGTTAGAGGTGATGCTGATAATACTTTACTCTTAGCTAAGTTAATTGAGTGTGAAAAAGGAGATCAACATTTTGAATGTAAAGATGGAAACATCACCATCAGAGCGAGACAAATAAATCTTGATGCCAGTGATCAAATTGTAATCAAGGGTGATAAAAAAATTCAGATCAACACCGATGGTGATATAGTAATGAATAGTTCAAAGACAACTATTAATTGCACAAAAGATATGAATGTTATCGTGAGAGGTGTTTATGAGTGTAAGTATGGACTTATGACATCTGCACGATTTGCTGATGAAAGATTTGGTGCATTGACAAATAACATTGCACAAGCTTCAAATATTAATCTTAGATCAATATGAATATTTCAAGACTTCAAACTGATAAAATAGTGGTAGGAACAAATGATGTCTCTTTTGTGCCGCCAGACACTTCTCCAGACGGAACTGCCGTGTTGAACGGCCCTGTTTATGTTGGAAAACCGTCTGCTGCGCCAGGTTATGAAGGTGTTTTAAATGTAAGTTCAAATTCTGCACCACAGAGCGCCCTTGATAGACAACCAGCTTGTAGTGCAAATTTAGCAATTAAAGCTGATGGTAATCTGACTGTCGCTGGTGATGGTAAGACTGCCAATGCTTTACGCATTTCTGGTGGTTCATCTGTTGATACAATTCATGTTACAGGCGACATGTTTGTCACTGGTGCAGTTGATTGTGGTAACAAAGGTAAACTTGCATCTAGATTTGCTGCTGCTGATGCATCTCCAAAACCATTTGATCTAGTTCACCCCACAAAGGGTGAAGGACATCGACTTCGTTATGCATGTATTGAAGGCCCAGAGGTCGCAGTTTATTACCGTGGTAGATTAAAAGAGTCTAATGTAATTAATTTACCCGATTACTGGAAAGATTTAGTTCATGAAGATAGCATCACTGTTCAGTTACAACCAATTGGAACAAATCAAAATCTTGTGATTCAAGAATTTAATAATGAATTCATTGTCATCGCAGAGGATTTAACTAATACTGATTTGATCACTGATATATCGACCATTGATTGCTTCTACCATGTATATGGTGAAAGAAAAGACATCAATCCCTTGATAGTTGAGTATGAGGGCAACAGTTGGGAGGATTATCCAGATCCAAACTATGATCCAAATAAGATTGATTCTGATAAGAAGAACACAAAAGATCCTCGATTTGATGGCCCACCAAACACATTTACAAAATGAGTTTCCCTTACATAGAAGAAGATTTTATTTCTTTGAGTGAGTGTCAAAGACTTATAGATTATGCTACGTTAAATAAGAGTGAAAATGTGAGTCATGATGATGTTTATTCTACAGACATTGAATGGATTGATCATGGCGCTACATATTATGGTAATAATGTTGATCCTATAACACCCGAAGACAATGATGAGGTTGTTACAAAGGTTACTGAAAAGTGTAAAAGTTTAGTTGATTGTCAATTAGGTTATGTTGGTATCGTCAGATGGCCAACTGGAACATTCATGAAACCTCATTTTGATAGTAATAATGTTCATACACCAAACAAAGTTGCAGCGATGCTGTATCTAAATAATGATTTTGAGGGTGGCAACTTAATTTTTCAAGATGTGACGGTCAAACCAGAGCCAGGAAAATTAATTATCTTTGAAAATACAAAAAATCTACATTATGTTGATAAAGTAGAGAACTCAGAGAGATATGCACTCTCTTTTTGGTATTATTCCGTTGAATAAATAAACTTAGACAGAATCTGTAATTAGAGAAAAATAGGATGCCCCTTTCAAGACTGGAGAATTTTCTAAAGAATATACAAGGTAACGTCATCTACGTTGATCCCAATGAATTGGATGCGACTGATAGTATTGAAAACCAAGGAAACTCCCAAACACGACCATTTAAAACCATACAGAGGGCTCT